TTTATCTATACCCTTATTAGACTTTGAATTATCTTGTATGAGTTTGTTAATAGCATCCGATATTGTTACTAATTCATTATTAACTTGAGCGATTTCCTTATCAATGCCTTTAGTGTTTGTTATGAGTTTGATAACTGCTTTTAAATCGTCTTCAATACGCTTTTTATCTTGCATTGTGATATTGTAGGCTTCTAAAAACTGCTCTTTAATTTCCTTTTCATATAAGTGTGGTGTTTTGCATCTAGCTTTCCCTTCATTATATCGATGATTGCAACGATAAACATAACGTTCGTATTTACTACCTGCATACCATTTCTTTCTGCCATAAAAGCTACCACAATCACTACATACAAGTTTAGTTGAAAAGATATCAGTGGATGAGTAACTTGTTCTCATACCTTTTCTTCTTTCGTGTTCAATTTGGACTAATTCCCACATACCTTTATCAATAATAGCGGGATGGCTATTTTCAACATAGTACTGTGGAATTTGGCCGGTGTTTTTAACCATCTTTTGTTCTAGGTAATTTTCAGTAAAGCTTTTTTGTAGTAAGGCATCACCTTTATACTTTTCATTCGTTAAAATAGATTCAACGGTATTCTTAGTCCAGTTGGGACCCTTACCGGCTGGACTGATGATATTTTGAGTTTTTAAATATTCTGCAATACCAGTAGTTGTTTGTCCTTCAACTAAAAACATACGATAGATAAGTCTGATGATTTGTGCTTCGTCTTCATCAACAACAATCTCATCTCCTACCTTTTTATAACCTAAAAATCTACTATAAGCAAATGAAACCTTACCAGCTTGAAACGATGCTCTTTTACCCCAAGTTACATTTTGACTAATGGACCTTGATTCTTCTTGGGCAATGGATGCCATAATCGTTAAGATTAATTCGCTCTTTGAATCAAGTGTCCATAAGTTTTCTTTTTCAAAGAATACTTCAACCCCTTTATCTTTTAACATTCTGACATACTTAATTGTATCAAGGGTGTTTCTGGCAAATCTAGATATGGATTTGGTGATAATCAAACTTATTTTACCTTCTAGAGCATCATCAATCATCCTATTGAAACTAACCCTTCTTTTAGTGTTCATGCCACTAATGCCTTCATCCGCATAAACATCAACATATATCCATTCAGGCTTACCTTCAATGTAGTTTTGATAATAACTGACTTGGGCTTCGTAACTTGAGTTTTGTTCTTCGGTATTAGTAGATACTCGAGCATATGCTGCAACTTTTAGTTTTTCTTTACTATTTTTAGGTAACTGGGTGATTGGATCAAGTGTTGATGGTATGATTGTTACTTTTGCCACTAGCTGTTACCTCCTTTACCTCTTTTTAAATAATGGACTTTGGCCATTGCCCTCATTTCATCAGTCCATGATTTACTTCTTGATTCGTATTTCCACTTAAACACTTTATCCTTACCCTCAACGATTTGAAACAAAAGCTTATTATCAGGGAGTACGACTATTTGTTTAACTTCCGCTTTAAACCGTTTCAAATCAAACGTTTCAACATTTAATACCTTGTTTGCTATTTCAATGATTTTGTTCTCTGGTACTTGTTTAGCATCGCATGCTTCTTTACCTTTAGTTCTTAAAGTGGAACACATCCAAACAACATTATATGGTGTCTTTTTATAGGTATATGCTTTACCACATTTACCACATTTGATATAACCTTTAAATAATGTCTTTTTCGTTTTATCTAAGTTGATATCTTTAGTTTTTAACCTTCTCATCTTTTGAGCATCATTAAAAGTAACTTTATCGATAATCGCTTCATGAGCATTTAAAACAAGATATTTATTATACTCACCATTATTAATGCACATGGTTTTGGTTAAATGGTTATCTCTATAAGTCTTTTGTAAGATAAGGTCACCTGTATAGTTATAATTGGTAAGGATTTTAATGACCGATGAACGATTCCATTTCTTAGTCTTATATGGTTTAATTCCTTGATAGTTTAAGATATCACATATACGTTCATCGGCATTTCCTTCTAAGTATAACTTGTAAATTAGTCTTACAGTTTCTGCTTCATCTTCTACAACATAAAGTTTCTTATCTTTAAGAGTGTAACCAAGTGATGAATTACCTCCCCATATTAAACCAGCTTTAAAATCTTTACTTATTCGCCACTTCATATTTTCTGATACACTTCTTGATTCTTCTTGTGCGAAAGTTGCTAGAAATGTAAGGATCATCTCACCTTCACCACTATTGGTGTGGATGTTTTGCTCCTCAAAATAGACATCAACATTTAAGTCTTTTAATTCTCTTACTACTTCAAGTAGCGTTACTGTGTTTCTCGCAAACCTAGATATCGACTTTGTAATAATCATATCGATCTTTCCAGCCCTTGCGTCTTTAAGTAAAGCTTGAAATTCATCTCTTGAATCTTTAGTTCCAGTAATTGCTTTATCTGCATAAACACCAACAAATTCCCAATCATGTTTACTTTGGATTAGTCTCTTGTAATATGAAACTTGAGTAGCTAATGAATTAAGCATCGCTTCTTTTCCAGAGGAAACTCTAGCATATGCAGCTACTTTTATTCTTTTAGGTATTATTGGTATTGCTTCAATTTTGGTAATTACCATATTCATAAAGTTTCCTCCTTTCTTTTTGCGGTACTATATACATCACTTATTAGCCTTCCTTAGTCAAGTCTTTTTCGATATTAAGTGGACAATCTTTGATGCAATTTAAATATCTTTCTTTTATATTTCTGTTTTTTGTTTATTGTTCCAATAATCCCATCTACATCTATCACTACAAAATTGTTTTATCTTCTTACCCTTTACGGATGTAATCTTGGAATTACAGTTTTTACAGTTTCCATTTAAGAGTTCCACTTCATTTATTTCTTTGCAGATAGTTCTAACCTCTTTAACTGAAATAGATAAAGTGTTTGCTATTTTTACGAAACCATAGCCTGCTTTTTTTAATCTGGTAACTTCTCTTTTTATTGTTTCCATAATTTAATCCTCCTTTTAATTACTAATGGCAACATTTATTAAATCCTAAATAACCCCCCAACGATTTGTTTGATTTTTAAAGACAAGTATTCATTCACATTTACTTAATAAAACGGACACTTCAAATCGTTGAGCCCTTTTAGCAAATAATTAACGCACTTATCTCTAACCTTAAACCAATCTCAAAATATAAAATCAAATTTTTAAAAATTCTCTCTCCCATTTTTTAAAGGCCCCCCATGCGGTACCCTTAGGATTGATCTGCTTCAGTCCTGGGGGGCTATAATTCAAAAACGACTCTTTCATATTCAATGTTAAATTTATTAAAATTGTCGTCATTTAATAAGTGTTTTTTAACTATAAAATCAAATAACTTTCCAATTAACGGATACAAATCAGTATTTGCATCGCCTAAAACTCTAAGTTTTTGTGATTCATACGTTTTTGCATGTGTAAATTCTTCTCTTAATAGTTTTAGATACTTCCATTCTTCGTCTGTCAAACCAAATAATTGATTATTCATCTTAAGTTCTTTTGCTTCAAATAACTTTCTAGCTTGAAAAACAAGCATTTGATTAACCATCATTGACATATCTTGATAGACAATTAATTTTAGAGATTCTTTTAATTCTTCCTTTGACATTAACTTTGTCTTTATATCAATTTTATTATTAATAGCATTTGCTAATAATACCGCTCTAATAAAGTTTTCTTCTAAAGTGTGCATAGTAATTTACCCCTTATTTTTATTTTATCATTCAAGGTATAAAATTACCATTTTCGTCAAAAAAAACTTCCTTCTTTTTAAATCTTCCGTGTTCCTTATTATGACAATCTCTGCACAACAACTCTAAGTTATCCTGATTAACACTAATATTACTATCAATTACATTATCAATAGTTAATCTTATTTGATGATGTACCTCTTCACCTAAGGCACCACAACGCTCACACTTGCCCTGTGTTGCGTTTATTTTAATAGTTCGAGCAAGTTGCCAAGCTCTTGATTTATAAAACCTGTGTAGTTCTTTTGGTTTTCTAATATAAAATCAGTCCTTTATGTTTTATATAAATTAAAAAGGAATCATATTAATAGACTCCTTTTCTTTTAAAATTATTCTTATTGTTTCAATATTTCCTAGTTCTATATATCTTTTCTTTCGTTTCATTCTCTTGAATATATCTTGAGTATTCACCATCAATTTCTGCCTTAATTTCACTAGATGTATATTTTTGATAAGTGTCAAATACTTTCTTCCAGACTTGATATCCTTCATCAAAAATATTTTTATGATTCAAAATTGTTTTATTTATTGCTTTAATTTGTCTATAAGTAAATATACAACTCAAATTCTTGTGGTGATATTTAAATAAAAAACAAACAAAATCTTTGAACTTATTATATACAGAATCTATAAAATCACACTTTTCTTTTTTGGTGATCGATAGCATATAACTGTCCACATTAGGTTTTGGAATAAATTGGTTTCTGTTTATTTCCATCAATACTTTAAACTCATATTTTGGCATGTAAAGCAAATTTTTGATGGAAGGTTTTGTAATGCTAGCATACTTTAAAGCAGCTTCTTTTTGCAAAATTAAACAACATTCTTTAAAGTGTAAGTTTGTTTCTAAGATTTTATTAATAATTTTTGATGTTATCTGATATGGTATATTTGATACTATTTTATACTCTTCTTCAAGTATTTTATATTTTAAGAAATCACCATATACAACCTTAATGTTTGGATACTCTTTTGTCAGTTCATTTAAAACTTTAATGTTCTTTGAATCTAATTCAATAGCAATTACTTTTTTACATGATTTTGCTAGAACTTTAGTTATAATACCTTTACCAGCGCCTATTTCTATAACAACATCATCTGAATCTAAATTGCATTTTCCTACAATTTTTTCGACAAACTTTTCATCATAAAAATAGTTTTGTGAATATTTAATATTCAGTTGTTTCATTATTAACCTCGTTTTCCTTCTAATAAAACTACGAGGCTATCATGATTTGGATTTAATAGCCTCTGAGGCTATCTATCAACTACTGCTATACTTGTCATTTTTTTAACTCCTTCATCTCATATTCTTTTAAAGTATATCATTAAATGGCTATAGAAGCTAGTGTATAGACTATTTGGATACTAATTTTTTTTGTTCCCATATGCTTCCTTTAATTCTTTTGCTTTTGAAGTTACCTGTTCCCACTTAACGTTTAGATCAATACGGCCAATATGACCAAAGTGTGAAAGTTCTCTAAACTTAACATTATCTAGTTCAAGTTCTTTTCTAATGTTTGATGGACTAAAATCAAAGTGAAGCTTGAGCAATTTTAATAGGTCTTCATCTTTTGTTACGCCTGTTTCAAAAGTATCTAAATAAAGTGATACAGGCTGCGCAATGCCGATTGAATATGCGACACCAATTTCACAACGCTTAGCAAGCCCAGCTTCAACAAATGCTTTAGCTGCGTACCTTGCATAGTAAGCTGCGCTCCTATCAACCTTTGACGTGTCCTTACCACTAAAGGCTCCACCACCATGATGAGAAAAACCACCATAGGTATCTACGATTATTTTTCTACCAGTTAGACCTGTATCAGCTTCTGGACCACCAATGATAAACTCACCAGTTGGATTTATTAGAATATTGATATCTTCAATGTCCCCAAATAACGGTTTTAAGATTTCATCTAAGATTACTCTATTAACTTCGGTTTGATTTGCATACTTTCTAGTTTGAGCCGAGACAACAATTGTTTCAATCGCTCTTGGTTTATCGTTTTCATATGAACAAGTAACCTGACATTTACCATCCGGACCAAATAAATAAAAGTATTTACTATTTCTAATTTCTTTAAACTTTCTAGCAATTGCGTGTGCTGCTGCAAGTGGTAGTGGTATGCATTCTTTTGTTTCATCGGTTGCATAACCATACATCATACCTTGGTCGCCTGCACCTTGTGCTTTATCGAACTTTTCATTTACCCCTAAGGCAATATCTGGTGATTGTTCTGAAAGATGAACTAAAACATCAAACTTCTCTTGATAACCTATATCTAACAGCACCTTTTGTGCTATTAACTTATAATCAACTTTAGCAGTCGTTGTTACTTCACCAAATATAAACACCTTGTTTCCTTTGATTGCAGTTTCAACTGCTACCCTTGCGTCTATATCTTCTTTTAATAGTTCGTCTAAGATCGCATCACTGATCTGGTCACAGACCTTATCTGGATGTCCTTCAAAGACTGACTCACTTGATATGTATTTTATCATTTTTGAAATTTCCCTTCTGTTTGTTTTTAAAACTCACTTGAGTGTAAGTCCCCATAAGACTTAAAAAGGCCACACGTTGGAACGTGGAGCCTAAGTGTTTGAAGATAAAAGCTATTTAAAGCCGTTAATCTTATTTAATTTTCCATGCTGTGTAAACTGACCTGTAACTTGAGTCCCAAGTATCTAATAACTTACCATCTTTAATACATGCGATATGTTTTGCAAGTTTAACGACATAGGTTCCCTCTTTGAAAAACTCTGCAAAGTCATCAACTTTAACTCTTGGTTCACCTTTTGGCACCTTTAGAATGATTCTGTCATAAGCTTTTAAATACTCATAAATGAACTTTGTTTCCTTGTAACTTCCAAAGCCCAGTTCTTTTTTACTTTTGTTTAACTCTCTTCTTGATTCCAAGTAGTCTTTATCAAATGCTAGTGCAACTGCTCTTACAACACAGTCGGTTGTATGTAGTCCTTTTGGATGAGGATTGCTATATTCAAATACGCTCATCACAACTCACCGTTTAACCATTTCACTAATTCTCTACTTGAGTTTGTAAGCAAGACTGGTTTATCAAAGAAATCATCAACACTATAAATTGCATACTTATCATCTTCCCAAGGTGAGTCTATTTGTATTACAAGTTGAGTTGCACCATCTTTAATGTTTGCAATTCTAAAATCATCATAGAGTGGACCACTCATCGGACAATTGTTTTTAAACCAAACATACATGTTATTTAAATCAACTTTACCACCATCTTTTATTTGCTTGATGATGTTACCCATCTTCTTAGTTTTGTTCTTTAAACTTGTATCACTACAAAACCAATCATACCAACCAGCATCAATTTGAACCTTAACATCTAAGCTTTCAAATTCATTATTATTAAATCTTTGAATCCAAGTTCTAAGTGGTATTCTTTTATCAGTCATGACGAACCTCCACAACATGGCATCTTCTTAAAAAGGCTGAGTATCTTGCATATCCATACCCTTCTGATTGAACTAAGATACCATAATCAATGCCTTTTGCTGTTACATAAATTGCATGCCATATATTATTTTCATCAACATACATTAAATTCTTATGTTCTTCAATGAAATCATAATCGGCTAACATGTCATCTAAAAACTTATTAAACTTACTTATTGGTAGTTCAACTACTGTTTCAATTACGAAATCATCCTCTGGAACAATCTGTTCTTTAAATGCTTTTCTTTCAAATTTAACCTTCATAACTTTTACCTTCTTTCTTTTAGGTTACTACTATATATAAATAAAAGAAGCCAAATAGCAAGTAAATTTTTCACTATAGTGACTTTATTTAAAGATTAAATTCTAATATCTCACTTAATGGCGTTTTAACACCTTCACGGATTCTATAAAAGCCATCGTTGTTACCTTCTTTATAGCGGACAAATCGCTTTATGATAACATCAACAAACTTTTCATCAAGTTCCATGAGATAAGCAGACCTACCAAGTTGATCAGCTGCAATCAAGGTAGAACCACTGCCTCCAAATAGGTCTAACACCGTCTCGTCCACTCTTGAGGAGTTTGCTATTGCTTTACCTACTAATTCAAGTGGTTTCATCGTTGGATGCTCTTCATTACGCTTTGGCTTGTTATATTCCCAGATAGTATCTTGCGTTCTATCATCAATAAAATAATGTGCAGCGCCTTCTTTCCAACCATAAAGAATTGGCTCATGTCTCCAGTGATAATCTTGCCTACCTAATACTAGGGCATTCTTAACCCATATTAAACACTCAGCGAGTTTGAAACCTGCATTTTTATATGCATTTCTAAAGTTTAATCCTTCAGTATCAGCGTGGCATACATAAATTGCGCCACCCTTTTTTGTGTTTTCAAACATATTAGTAAATGCGTCTAACAAAAAAAGATAGAATGTACTATCTTCCATTTTGTCATTTTGAATTTTACCAGCTGTTCCTTCATAATCAACATTATATGGTGGATCGGTAAAGATCATATCTACTAACTTTTCATTAATTAAATAATCGACATCTTCTTTTAGTGTTGAGTCACCGCATAAAACCCTGTGTTTTCCAAGTACATAAAGATCACCTTTTTGACTGACTGGAACTTCTGGTATTTCAGCGTCAGGGTCAAAGTCATCGTCGGTTGCATTATCTGGAAGATCTGATTCCAAATCTTCAAAGCCAAATTGCAACATATCCATATCAATATTTAACAACTCTTCTTCTAGTTTTGATAAGTCCCATGTTGCAAGTTCGGCTGTTTTGTTATCAGCAAGTCTGAATGCTTTTATTTGTTCATCTGTTAAATCATCGGCAATTATACATGGGACTTCATCTAATCCTAACTTTTTGCTTGCTTTCAGTCTTGTATGACCTGCAATTATAATATTTTCACTTGTTATAACAATAGGAACCTTAAAACCAAACTCCTCTATTGATTTAGCTACAGCTTCTACAGCTTCATCGTTATTTCTAGGGTTATTTTCATATTCAATTAGGTCTTTTGTTTTTTTAAGAACTATTTTCATTTTTTCACCTTTATATTTCTAATTTTTTAAACATTTCTTTTAGTACATTGATTACTATTCCATTGCCTGCCATTTTATAAAGCTGTGCGTCTGAAAACTCATTTATAACTAAATCAATGCGACTATCTTTCCAACCCATAAGTCTCCAAGCCTCTCTTGGAGTAATTTTTCTTAAAGAAATCAAATCATCTTTATTTACAATAACCCCTAAGTCATTAGGTGTTGTTTTTAAGGTTGGAATCTTACTCTTTTGAACGACACCTCGTTTTTGATATGGCCTATTAATATAAATCCCATCTCCAACTTCAGCTTCCTTGAATCCTTTTTTAGAGTTTTCAGGAACAATAATAAAATTGTCTGTGGATCTTGCTCCACTTCTTGTTGTGATTGTGTAAGCAATAGGGCTAGTCCTTTCTAAAGGCTTGAATGTTAACCCCCGAATGAAACCATTTCTATTTGTCATATCAGAAAAATTATTTATTCTTTCAATTGAAATGAAATACTTGTTATCAACCGTTTCTTCTAACAAGTCACCAAGTTTTATTAATAATTCTTGTTTTTCAGGGAACTTATAATCAACATCATCCTTAAAGCTAAATAAAAACACTCGCTCACGATTCTGAGGAGTGTTATAGTTTTTTGCGTTTAATATTTGATATGTATTCTTATAACCTAATGACTCTAGGAATTTGAGCCATACATCAAAGTCATTAATAAATTTTTTACTAACTAATGCTCTCACATTTTCCATTAGTAATATTGAGGGAAGATTGTTATTTTCATTTGCTTTATTTAGCAGTCTTTCCACTTCCCATAAAAGACTACTTTGTGTGTTCGATCCTTTATCGAATCCTTTTTGAGTTCCAGCTAATGAAATATCGGTGCATGGGAATGAATAAGTCCACAAGTCTGCGCTAGGCAATTCTTTAATTTCTCTAATGTCACCTAAGTTATTAACTTTCCCATGTAATAGTTCATATGCTCTTGAAGCATATTTATCGTTTTCAGATATTGCTACTACCTCATGCTTTATTCCTATTTCTTTAAGTGACTCGGTTTGAGATCCAACACCTGCAAATAACTCAATTACTTTTAACATCTCTACACCTATTTCTTCTTTGGTGGTTTTTTTCGTAAGTTATTTGTTTCTTCATACTCATTAACCCATTCCTCCTCACCATTCTCTATTCTTCTAGCCATCAATTCTATTTCAGCTTTCTTTTCATTAAAATCAATACCAAACTTTGTAATAAGTAAATACTTAATTGCTGCAATATCTGGTAGTGATTGTTTCTTAAACTTAGTTATTCTCTTCTTTTGTCCAGTCTTTGTTTCTTCAATGACTGTTTGAGTTTCTTCATACTCAAAGCCAACTGCTCGCTTATACATTGCATCTATTAAATTGTTTTTTAACTCTTCATCACCAAACTCAAATGCATCGTCTAATCTTTGATGAGTTTTTCTTAATTTAATAAGTGTTTTCTCAGTTATACCTAAAAACTCAGCTACCTCTTTTTGGGTTGCTCTTTTTGAGACCATTTCTGCTATGGCTTTTAATTTAGTTTCTAGATGTCCAGATTTTTCCCAACGTTCATAAGTGTCAAGCATTTTTCCTTTCATATTTATCTCTCCAACTGCCACTAATATCGACAAAAAAATTGTAATAGTTAACCAGTTAGAATACTACAAGTATCTCTGCAAAAACAAAAAAAGAACTCATTGCAGAATTCTTTAATAGTTTCTAGGCTGGTCTTATAGCCAGTATTCCATAGTTTTATTTTAAGCAATAACTATCTCTTGACGGCTTTGCTCATTTTAATAATATCATGCCCTTGACAATATCACAAGTGCTCAAGGGTGCTCACAACTGCTCATCGGTGTTCAACTTTTCAGGAACCTTGATTTCAGCTATCGCAAGGTCATGCCAGCGTCTAATTGTTGCTTTTGAATAAAACATTTTATCAGCTATATCCTGCCAATTTAGCCAATCAATGTATCTGTAAATTAACAATCTTTCATATTCAGGATTTTTAAGTGCTGATATGCAATCTAATATTTCATTTTTGATTATTTCAAGATTTTTTGTTAATACATCAATCTCATCTTCTACTTCCATTGCTTTGTGAATCCACTTAACAAATGGAGCTTCAAGATTTCTTGTCCCAGATACTCTTATCTGGTCAAAGTTGCATCCAGGAACATTAAATGACAAGCGGTCATATTCATCATGTAAAGCCTGAAGTTTTTTGATTTTCTTCTCTGCTTCATGGTATCTACTTAAATATTCTCTTTTGTCCATTTACAGTTCCTCCTTAAATTTATCTAATACTTCAATTTCAATTGCTATGCCAGTTGGTTCATCTGACCATAGCTTTTCAACATGCTCAACTACTACCTGAGCATCATCATTCCAAAATCCTACCTCTGTCATACAGTCTTTTAGCATCTTCTGTAAATTATCTGTATCAGGTTTCGTTACTCGCCATTCATAATGTTTATGTCTTTTTCCTTTTGGGAATTGCCATATTACTTTTAATTCAATTGGACCAACAAGTGGTGTTTTTGGTTTAAAAGGTTTAAGGTGAGTAATGAGTGTCTTCCTTGCTTGTTTTAATTTTTCTGATTTATAAAAAACAGGCTTATTATTTACTATCGCTACTTTATTCATTTGAGCTGTCACAGTTGGTGGATCTAATAATAAAAATATTTTCATTACTTCCTCCTTTTTAGAATTTTTTGATTTTTAGATTTGAATAAAGGCAAGGGCTGACGTTGATGCATTTGTTTGGGATAGGGCAGGCTCAAAAGCCCTATCCTACAAACGATGCGTCAGCGAGTTGTGAACGAACAACATATATATAAGGCCTTTATTCACTTTGCGAATATAGGGTAATTTCCCTATCTTCTTCGTTTTGCGAATATAGCTAAATTTCCCCTTTATTCGTTTTTTGAATTGTTGTTTTTCTGTATATATTTCCTTTTGAAATTAAGTAATCATCTTCAAATTCAGCTACTCTTTTTTGTATTGTTCTTACACCAATTCCTAAATAATTCGCCAATTCATCCGTCGTACAGTATTCTTCTCCAGCTAAACAAATATCAAATGCTGTATCAAATTCTTCTTTTCTAGATTCCGGAGTTTGTTTTCTTTTTCCGCTTTTATCTAAATTTGCTCTTGGGTCACCAGAAGCAAAATGCTTACTTAATATTCCTTTTTCATCCACATAATGTATTGGATAATCAAACCAAAAGTTAACTGGTTTTATATTAGCGAATTCTCTCAAGCTACTTTCAAGTCTCCAGGCTGTTGCACGAGGATTATCTAAGTATTGTTGTCTAAATTCATCTTCAAGTTCTAATTCAATCATGTCTAATTGTGCATCAGGATCTCTTGCGAACACTCCTGAACCTGATGCTCTATCCATTGCTCTTTTAAAACCTTGAGCTCCTTTAGAATGATGATGACAATATATTGTTGTTGCACCTGTTTCATTACAAATCCTATCGAATTGATTTGAGAATGCTCCCATATCTGATGCATTATTCTCATCACCAGTTATAACTTTATAAATAGGGTCAATAATAATTGCATCATAGCCTTGACCTTCTACTTTTCTTACAATTTTTGGTACAAGTTTATCAAGTGGCATTGCTTTACCTCTAAGAGTCCATATCTCTATATCTCTTTTGTGCTTAGGTTTTATTTTTAAAGCCTTATAAATTTCATCAAATCTATCTATAAAACTTGCATTATCGATTTCTAAGTTAATATAAAGGACTCTTGATTTCTTGCATTTAAAACCTAGCCATTCTATTCCTTCCGACAAAGATACCGCTAATTCCATAAGTAAAAAGCTTTTACCCGCTTTTGATGAGCCAGATATAAGCATCTTATGACCAACTCTGACAATTCCCTTTATTAATTCATCAGGGACTTTGGGCTTGTTATTTAATGCATCTTCTAAGTTCATGCTATCTGGTAATTCATCAAGCACTCCTTCAGTAAAATCCATCCATTCGTTCCAGTTCTTTCTTCCAATGTTTGTATCAACTAAAGTTTGCATTACACCGTTTCTTGTTACACCTGGCATTCTAGATAATCTTGAAGGATTACGATTTGCTTTATCAACTTTTAGTCCGTTTTTCTCTAAAAAATCATATAAGTACTCTACTCTTTTACGATATTCTGTTGCATTTGGTGCATCTACTCTTACAATTGCGTGTAAACTCTTCTTACCGCTATGAACTAAACATGCGATAGGAAGTTCAAACTTACGATAAAAAGCATCTTGTTCAGATACTGGCATTTCATCTGATTCAACCAAAGCGTATGACCATCTTGTAATGTTTTCATTTTTTACTCCGCTACCATCAACCGGATTAAATCTAATCCAAGCACCACATTCATCTTTATAATCACCAAGTGTTGCACCGATGTCCTCTGGGTACTTTTTAAGTGAAGTAATTAATTCTTTTGCAGTTCTATCATGATAACCTCTACCTGGCATCCATGCGCCTTCTGGATTTTGCCAAACATCGCTTGTTACATAACTTACTAATTCATCATCTTTGTATAGAATTTGAAGATAAGTTATTAATTGTTCAGTTGGGCTTAGGGAACTTTCTGGTTCATATATCATTCCATCGCCATCATATTCAATCGTGTCATTCCAGTCCATAACACCGCCATTTACTTGTGTGATGGGAACCCAGCCATTGTCTTTTGCCATTTTAATGATTGTTCCACCAGATACAGGATCAGAGGAGCCAGAAAAGCTCCTCCACTTTCTTTCACATTCGCCTTTT